AATAACACACACATTTACACCTTTTTGTAATACAAGTTGCTTAAAAGCGTCTAAAATGCCTTTTAACGTTAAGTTTTCCAAATCTATTTTAACCCAATGAAAATGTTCTTCAATAAAATCTTTTGTATTATTTAAATCGGTATTGTCACAATTTTTTTCATTTAATTTATTAGCAATACGTTTTATGTGGCCCTCATAGGGAAATGATTCTGGTGCAAACATTGCGCAACGAAAACCATATTTAGTAGCTACATTACAGCATATTTGATCAACAATATCTGATTTACCGCTGTTCGGAATACCAGTAACAACAGTCCATTCACCAAATGCTAGGTTAAAAAAGTTGTCAGAATTACCCATGCCAATTGAATAATTTTTTACACCATTTTCATTATAATTTAAAACACTATTCCAGATGTTATCTATATTTAAAATGCCTTCAAGCGGAAAACTTTTACTGTTTAAAATTATATTACGTAAAGTTTCTTTGTCAGCATTTACTAAAACATCATTTGCATCTTTAAATTCACCAAAATCTACATATTTACATTTATAAAACCCAAAACGCCTAGCTAATTCATTTCTTAAAGTAAGACCTGGTGCGTCATTATCAGTACATATAATTATTGTTTTTTTGTTTTCAAAATATTTATAACAATTATCTAAATATTCTAGCTTTTGACTGCCTTTACTAGCGCCATTTGGTACGCTACAAACACTATAAAGACCTGATTCATGCAGGGATAATGCATCAATTTCACCTTCTACAATGTAAACAATGTCTAATTCTTTTATATTGTCTAATCCATAAAATATTAATTCAGCACCAGAAACCATTTTAAAGTTTTTTTCACTATCTCTAAATTTTGTATTAACTAATTTGTTTTCTCTGTAATAATTAAAATTAATAACACGCCTTTTTTTGCTTACTTGTGGCATGTATTCTAATGATTCACCAATTTTCCAATGTAATAATGTCGGTTCTGTAATTTTACGATCAGAAAACCAATTTAAAATGCGGTTGTTGATTTGTATATTTTCTCTAACTGGCGTAGTATATTCAGGTTTTGCAGAAAATTTTTGTGTGGTTCCTGACCACCCGCAATTATGACAATTGTAGACACCTCTGGTGATGTTAACAGATAAACATTTGTCCTTTTTGTTTTTTCTTGTGTGACTGCATTTGGGACATGTTGTTTTATACTCACCAGATTGTTTTTTTATTTTTATTCCCAAGTTACTTAATTCGTTAATCATTTTTTTCGTTTTTATAAATTTATAAATTTAAATTATCATATTCTAACAGCTTACTTTTTTTTAACACAAATGCTTTTACTCTAGTCATTCTTAAATTTTCTTTTTTAAATATCATTAGATTTGTAGCAAAACCTTCAAATCTATATTTAGGATATTTACAAACAAAAAGAGCAAATAAATTACAATTTGTTTTCGCATATTCTGGTATCATAAAAGGATTATTAACGTTTCGGTTTACCTTTACATCAACAGTAAAATTTTTATAAATACAGTCATATTTATCAGTCCCTAATGATTTGCTAGTGTTTAGTATTGTAAAATCAGGAAATAAATTTAACTCTCTGCAAAATATAAATTCAGCACCGAAACCTACTTTATTTAGTGTAACGTCATTTGTTTTTGCTACTGTACGGTAACCATTCCAACCAGTTTTTTCTTTATTTAATTGCCTTTCAGTTGCAATTGTTTTTACAATTTGTTGTTCTAATGTATTCAATGTAAAAATTTGTCCTTTTTTAATCATTTAACAATATTTTAAGATCACTTTTAGATAAAATTGTTTTCAGCATATCATAGTCAATATCACCATTGATAGTTTTTACACCTACTAATTCTTTGCCTGTTGGATCATTATATTTATAAAATTTTATTGCGCCAGGTATTTTTTTTCTTATCTCATTAACATTTGGTTTTGGCTTATACATAAAATAATCAATGTATCTAATGCCTTCGCGGTTGTAATTTCTTAATTTAACTAATGATAAAAAATTAGTTTCCCAAAAAGAATTATTCCTTAATTCTTTGCATTTTAAATATACTTGACGTAAATCGTATTTATCAATGCGATGAATTTTATCTAATGTGTCTAACCATCTATCAATATTAGTTTTTGTAGTAGGGCGATTTTTAATAGGAAATAATTCTACAAAATAATCAAATGCGTCTGTAACAATTTTATCGTAAATTTTAGCATTTGGTTTTATATTACTTTTATTATATATAATATTACTAGTTATATTACTTTGTTGTTGTTTTCCAGTTAGCGGTTTTCCAGTTAACGGTTTTTCAGTTAGCGGTTTATCATTTAATATGTAATTGTAACCTTTAAATTTACCTTTAATTTTAATTTGATCACGAATTAAAAAACCTGTTACAGTTAATTCTTTTATACAATTTTGTAATGCATCACGCCCATTACTAAAATGATTAAGTATAAATTGAAATGTCATTTCTTGTTTATCGTCATGCGAAAAAAGCCAACAATATAAGCCCGTTGATGCGGCGCTTATTTTTTTATGTCTAAATATTGCAGACGGTATTATTACAAAACGTGTAAATCGTTTTGGTTTAATTATTTTATTTATTTTCATTTATTGTCAGAATAATCTTATTTGAGATTTATGTCGTTTTATACGTTTGATTGCTGCTTCATAATATTCTTTGTCTATTTCATATCCAGTAAAATCATAACCTAAATTATGGCAAGCTATAGCTATTGATCCACTGCCTAAATGTGTGTCAAGTATTGTATCACCTTGTTTAGCATAATTCATTAAAAGCCATTCGTACAATTTTACAGGTTTTTGTGTTGGATGTATTCTGCCATCAGGATCAGCGCCTAAAAAACCGTCATATTTAATTTTTGTAATTTTTAATTTAGTAAGAAAATTTGTCCAAGCTATTTCTCCATCTGAAAATGTTGTTTCTTTTTTTCTATCTTTATCCCAAACAATTAAACCATTTGTCAAAGGAAGTTTAAAATAATTACAACCCCAAATTATTTGTTTTTTGCTTACTCTAAACAGTTCTTGAAAAAACACATTTTTAGGCGTTTCATTATCCCAATTTTTTTTGGTGTGTTTTATTTTTCTTTTACCATAAGTTTTTAATCCAGCATTAATTCCATAAGGCGGATCAACAATAGCCAAATCAAACTGGTTGTTTAACATTTTTTTCATTGCTTTTAAGCAATCTTCATTATTTATTTTCATTTATTTTTCTAAGATAATTTTTATCTTATCGCAAAAATATCTTATGTCATTATAATATTTCATAAAATCTTTAAACGGTATATCTTTGTCTTCAAAAACTTCCCAAAGCACCTCAACCAATAAATCAAATTCTACCCTAGTCATTTTACCAACTAAATTATATGTAATGTCAATATCCTCGGTAATGTTTTGCGTCCATCTCACTTTTTGATTTTCTGAATCGAAATAAACGTAATTATATTTGCTCATTTTTTATATATTTATCTATTGTTATTACGCATTTGTCATAATCATTTTCCCAGACAGCCAACCAATTATTTTTATTTAAATCTTTTAGCCATGCTTTTTGGTTTGCCGTTGGTTTATTATAACCAACTTTTAATTCAATTGCAAGCCCAGAGTAATATTTATTTTTTTTAAATATTAAAAGATCAGGAATACCAGAAGAACCGCCTAAATATTTAAATTTAAATCTCTCAAAGGCACTTCGTTTACCTTCATTTGGCACGTGTGCAAATAATAAATTTGGATATTGATATTTTAAATAACTAATAATTCGATGCTGTAATTTGTCTTCTTTTGTTAAATATTTAAAAAAAGGATTGGTTCTCAAATTAATTTATTTTTTTTTATAGTTACTGTTTTTATCTAATATATTACCTTCTAGATCAAGCACTGTATAACCTTGCGCTACTAACAATTTAATTGCTTTTAATTGCTCTTTTACTTTTTGTTGTATTCTATAAGAATCAAATATTTCATTATGTATTGGCATGTTTTTTTATTTAAATTTATAAATTTTTTTTCTCTTTATCATATAACGATTTTAAAACATCAAATTTTATTAACAAATTATTATATGCATTTACTAATTTTTTTATAGACATTTCACGTTTGTCATCTTTTATATTGGCTAATTGTTTAATTAAATATAAATCCATTTTTAGCTGTTTGTCATGTTTTAACATATAAGGCAAAGTTTTTAATGAATGCAAAACAGTACACCTATGCCTGTTAATTGATTTAGCAACCTCTGACCTATGCGATTTGGAAAATTGATCGCATAAATAAAAATAAATTGCACGCGCATAAACATATTTTAATTGTCTGTTTTTTTCAGAAATGTCAATGCTATAATATTTTTCGACTATATCTCTGTAATGCTTCATAATAAATAACTACCATCGTTAGCGTATTGATGCCAATTATAACTTGGCACCACTCCAGTTTCTAAATACATTTCATAATCACTAAACGCTTGTTGCCATGCCTTACGCCCTTGGTCAATCATTTCACTGCTTAATGTATAAACTTCAACTGTATAAGGATAAACAGTTTCAACAGTAATAAATTTAAAATGATCTATTCCTGGTATCATATCCATATAAAAAGCTGCTTGTAAGTGATATGCGTATTTGTAAACATCATTTTTAAAATTTTTTGGCGAATTATTTCTGCAAGTTTTTACATCAGAAATATAACCTCGATGCATATTAATTACATCTGGCCTAACTCTTACATCGATATTATTATGTTTGCTGTAATGTGAAATTTCTTTTTGGCCCTCTAAATAATGTTTAGCTAATTTATTTTTTTTTAAATTTTTATTAATCTCATTAATTATATTATAATCATCAGACGCTAGCAATGTTTTATTATTTGCAATACTCATGTAATTATTATATTCATTTTTACCTTCTTTTGTACGCCTGTCTATTTTAGGTAACACTAAATATTCTTTAATAAATTCATCTGGTTCTAATAGGGCAGAATGTATAGCCGTACCTAACGCCATTGATTTTGATTCAAATGGTTTTCGTTTTATATATTTATTTACTGATTCTTTGTATATTAATTTTAAACCCGAAGCACTAATGCCTGGGCTTGAATGATAAACTTCGTTACTGTCCCTTACTGTTTTCATTTTTTATTTTTTTTATTTCTATTTCTAACGCTTTTACTCTTTGAACTAAAAAATCAATAGTAAAATCTTTGCTGTCTAATTCTCTTTTATCTGTAATCATTCGGTGCCAGCTATTATGTGATCGCTAAAATCACGATTTCTATTGTATTGATTTATATATTCTATTCTCTCTAATTCAAAAGTTAAATGATCAATTGCTTTTTGTATATCTTCATTTGGATTGTCATGCTTTTTATATGCTCTTAATATATAAGTACATGCAGTACCCAAATGATAGTTTAAATTAAAATTATCTACAACTTCTTTGGCTGTATAATCATTATAACCGTCATAATATTTTGGTGTTTTTACTTTACTTTTTGGCATAATATATAAATTAAAAAGGGTGACTTATAGCCACCCTTTTGTTAAAACTAAAATGGCAAGTCATCGCCACTTTCTTCTGCTTGCTGAACTTTGCTTTCAGCTTTATAAGTGTTAAAACTCATGCTGTATGTGCCGTCACTATTTTTCCATAGTGTCGCGCGGTATTGCTCATTGCCTTGATATTCACCTTTTGCGTCTTTGACTTCGTCTTGACGTAAAGATTCGCCTAATAATTTAGGCGTTATTAAAACATTAGCAACTAAATTTTCTGGCGCATTATCACTAGGTTTAAAAAACCTTACACCGTTAACATAAATTGATTTTTTTTCTGACATATTATTTAATTTTAAATTGATTTATTATTTTATTTTTATACTCATTTTTCATTTTAAATTTCTTTAAAACGTTTTCTGCTTTCTTTTTAGTGCCTTTTATAGTTGACTGAAATTGACTTTCAGTAAGCCATTGCCGATCATCTTGATTTGCAACAGCATTAACAACTTCATTAGCACTAGCAATGCTGGTGTCTATTCCAATACCAAAATTACCCAAAGCGCGACCCCATGCAGAGGTTTCACAATTTTCAACGTAAGATGTTTTATTAATACCACTATTGCTTTTTATTTCTTCAGCAATACCTGTAGCAATTACAAAACCTTCTTTGTCTTTAATTGTTGCCTGAATCATTATTGATTCTGGAGTTTTTTCAATTACATCTGAAGTTAAAGAATACCCGTTATAATTTTCTCTAAAATATTTAACACGCTCATTAACTTCAATATAATCCTTCCCATGAATTTTTATTTTTTTCATCTTATTATATTTAGCAAATTATTATATAGTAAACTAAAACCATTGTCTTTTAACATAACAATTTCATTTACCGTAAAAGTTTCTGGTTTGTTTATTCTTGATTTTAAGGTTGGCATAGTACAATGTAGCATTTCACAAACATCATATCTTTTTAACCTTAGACGTTTTAAATCGCCTTTAAATGCTTTTTCTGTCATATTATTATGTATATTAAAAAACAAAAGTAAAAATTATTTTTCAATAAAACAAAAAAAATATTTTAAAATAAAACCGCCACAATTAAAATAACTATGACGGCTTCTTGCAAACAGAAAAGGAAAGCAAAGATTATTCGGACGTAATTCTAAAGACGCAACTAATATCGTCGTCGTCATTTGGTAAGTGCGCTATAACTTTTGCTGTTGCAGATTTTACGTTGTATGTTAAGCCATCAATATAACAGCTTTGTGGGTCTTGGGCTATTGAAGCGCCAAAATTAAACCAAATTCTGTTATGTATGCTTACAGGTTCGTTGTCCATATTTCTAAAAGTACCTTCATATCTAACTAAGAACTCTCTGTAATCATTCATTATGTTTTGTAAATTTCTTTGAAATAAAGGTTTTAAAACACTGTCCCTAGTTCTTTTATAAGTATAAGTTGTAACAACCCCATTACCAGTACCAAAATAATAACCACCAGTAATTACTTTTTCATCACTATAAACTTGTGTAGTAGAAGAACGTTTTACAAATTCAATATAAGAACTAGGTATATTTCTATTGTCATTTGGTGCAGCAGTTAAGCCCGATGGTCGAAAATAATTACCTAAAATACCAACATTGTCAAAATAAATATCTTCTACTCCAGTCCCAGTATAAGTACAATTTAAAATTTGTATACCTATTTGATTGTTAGTAAAATTTATAGGGTAACCCGTACCGTCAAAACTTACAGATAATGTTTGCCAATTGTTAAAAACATCTATTGTTCTAGTAATTGTTGTGCTTGTAGAAGTCCAAGTGCTGTTTACATCGTCCCAATATTTAAAATTTGGTGGCGCGCTTACAACAATTCTAAATTGTACAGTAAACGAACCAACAGTGTTTTCATTTTTATCAACAAACACACCAATTTGCGCGCTTACACCAGTGTAATAATGATTCCAGCTTTCTGCTGTTTGACCAACATAGTCAGAATTAAAAACTAAAGTTTCACCTGAAGTTGGTGCATTAACTAATTTTGCAGCTTTACGACCTTGTTGGGAAAAATCATCAGTAACCAAGGTTGCGTAACTTGTAAAAATCCAGCCGTAACTACCATATTCAAAACCAATATTAGCAGTATAAGAATAACAATTGTTTTGTGTAGTTGTAAATTTATATCTAGATTCATTTATTGGTTGTATATACTCTCTAATTAAATCGCCGTTTATGTTTTTTAAATTAGTTGGTACTGTTTTTAAAACAGATTCATTTGAATGTGATTGGAAAACTCCTGTACTATTATAAATGTCTGTTTGTATAACCTCTGCACCAGCACTTACTAATTGTGACGTTATGCTTGATCTTATATTTGAAGGAGTACCACCGCCAGCAACAGTTGTGTTTATTGCAGATTTTACATTTGCGTCAAATATATTTGAGTTTTCGACTATAAACCATTTGCCATAAGATTGAAAAACACGACAATTATAATTTTTTAAAATTGATTCTAATTGCGTTTTGCATTTAGGCAAATCAAATTTATTTATAAATTCGTCACGCCCCTCTTGTATTAACGTCTCTGTCATTACTTTTTTTGTTCTTGGATATGCACTGCTAAAAGTAATGGCCATGTCAGCTTGCACATATATTTCTAATCCCAAATTGAGTTTGCCAAGTATTGTTGCTATTCTTTTTCTGTTAAATAATGTACTACCAAAAGTGCTTGGCACAGTGTTTATTGGCGCATCAAAATTATTTAAAGTTCCTAGTCCGTCATAAGCATTTAAGCTAAATGATACTGGGTTTGCTTTATATTGTTCTTTAAATCTATCAACGACCAACCAACCTATCCAATATGTTCTATAAATATTTGAATTGTCTTTATATGAAATTTTAACTTTATATTCTCGTTCATCGTGTTCATAAAAATTATCATAAGTAACAGTGTCAGTAGTAAATAAATTTAATGTACAAACTGATCCTATTATTGGTGAATTATATGGGTCGTCATTAGCATTCCATTTTACAACAACTGGTTCCGCTTGACCAACCATATCTAAAACTGACCCAGAATAATCTTTTTTAAATATTTCAATTTTTTTGCCTTTTGTTAAGACATCGCTAAATTCTAATTTATATTTAAGACCGTATGACATTAAATTAATCTGTTACGTGTGCTGTTTGCTCTTTCAAGTGCAACTATTAAATCTTGACCTTTTATTTCAAATGATCCGCCAACTTGTACTTGTTGCGCACCTCTGTTGCCTATCATTGATTTTAATTTGTCTAATGGCGCAATAACTTCTGGGTTACTTCTAGCACCAGGATATTCACCCATAAGCCCTAACGTTGGCGCGCTAACGATACCACCTTTTGCAAATTCAGTTGGTTTTTGATTTGCTATTTTAGAAGATTGGCTAGTTGCAAATTTACCTAATGCTACTAATGCAATACCCGCAGCGATTGCAACCGCTGGATTTAAACTTTCTAATGCTTTTTTAATTCCTTTAACACCTAATCCAATATGTATTGCAAGTTTACCCATTTGCGTTGCCATTTGTCCTAATGAACCTAATAAAACTGTGCTTAAATTTTTACTTAAACTACCAGCACCACCTATAGCTGAACCTAATGCTTCACCAATACCAACAGCCATATTATTTAGACCGCCTGTAACTATTTCAGAAAGACCAACATTAAATTCTTGGGCCTTAGCCATTAATTCCATTTGTTTTTCAGAATAAACAGTTGCAAAATTAGATATTTGTGAAAGCGGTGTTTTTGTATCTATATTAATTGGAACTATGCCTTGACCAGAATCGCCTAGAGATGAAACTGAAGATTGATTTTCACGTTGATTTCCGTTACCTAAACTACCACTTTGTGATGACGTGTTAAAATTAACTGGTACGTCAATTGTTTTACCACTAATATTTGCAGCGGCATTATCTAATCCTTCATTAACTTCTTCAATAACTTTGTGTTCTAATTTAGTGCCTAAATTATTTAAACCGTCAGCTGCAAAATTTGCAATATCTGAAGTGGCATTTGCAATTATTTTTTTTCCGTTATCAAGCCCGTCACTTAAAACACTACCAAAGTCAGCACTAAAACCTTTGCCAGCTTCTTTTATTAAATTCCAAAGCGTCATAAATGGCGCAATTACTAATTCTATTTGTGCTTTGATTAATCTAAAAGCAGTATAAAAAGCCAATCTTAATGCAAATACTGCTACTCTTAACCCTTCACTACCATTATAAAGATCAACAAATTGATTATATAATTTTATAAATATAGGTTTTATACGATCCCAGTTTGTATAAATTACAGTTGCAATTAAACCTAGCGCAGTTATAATTAAGCCAATTGGGCCTAATGCTGCTTTCACAGCAACCCCTATACCCATAATACCCGCCTTTAATGCTGGTAAAATAGTCATTACGGTTCCAAATGCAGAAATTAAACTACCAACAACTATTAATGCTGGCCCTAATACAGCAACAAAAATCATTAACCCAGCAACTAGTTTTTGTAATGGGCCTGGTAAGTTTTTTAAAAATCCTGTAACTTTTTGTGCTACATTACCAAACGCTTGCACTATTGGCACAACCGCTACTAATAATATCTCACCTAATTCTTGTAAACTTTGTTTAGTTTGATTAGTGGCTTTTTGGAATTTAAAACCAGCGCTTTCTTCAGTAATAGCAAATGCATTAGCTGTTGAATTTGCGCTGTTAGACAATTCATCAAATATTTCAATATTGTCTTGCATTCCAGCACCTGTCAAATCCATTACACCTTTTAAGGCCCTAATGTTTGGAAATAAATCCTTCATTTTTATGCCAGTACCTTCTAAACTACCTCTTAATTGTGCTAGCGTAGCCATTAGCCCGTCCTCTGCAACCGATTTTTCCAAATCTTCAAATGACAAACCTAAACGACCTAATTTCTTTTTTGCGTCTTCTGATGGTTTTTGTATACCCATCAATATTGCATTTAATTGTGTAGCACCATTTGCAGCGTTAGTACCTGTACGCGACATTGCAGCTAAGGCCGCACCAACTTCATGAAATTCAACGCCCATATTAGATGCTATAGGAATAACACCGCCCATTGATCCAGCTAATTCACTAGCTTCTAATTTACCTTCACGCACCGCGGCGGTTAAAACATCAGTAGCCATAGTTGCGCTAAACGTGTCTTTGCCGTATGCATTCATTGCAGAGGTTGCTAAGTCAGCTATTGTAGCTGTATTACCTAATCCTGTTGCAGCGCCTTTTAAAGACATTTCTAACGCTTCAATTGCTTTTTCTCCTTCTAGTCCAGCTGAGGTTATAAAAAACAACGCTTCAGCTGCTTCAGCACTAGATACGCCAGTATCAACAGCAAGTTTTTTGACTGTTTGGCCCATCTTGTCAACTTCAGCGCCAGCAACTCCAACTAAAGATTTTATTTTAGTCATTGACTTGTCAAAATCTAAAGCCATTTTTACACCCGCACCACCAGCTAACGCCATTGGCAAACTAATAGCACTTAGTGAACTGCCTAATCCTTGTAATTTACTACCAAAAGATTTTAATTTTCCTGATGCTGTAGATATGGCTTTACTTAAACCACTAGCATTACCTGTAATATTAACGTTTAAATTTTGATTTGCCATTAGAAAAGATTATTAAACAAAAATACAAAAAATCAATTAGTTATTTTTTTTAGTGTTTTTAATTTTATCTTTAAACTTTTCAAATTGTTCACGTGTAGATTTTGGTTTACCACGTTCTAAATAAACATCTTGTGGTAATGGAAATAATTTGTCAGGCGTAATCATGTTAGCACGTTTATCAACGTTAGTGTTAAACAGCATCATTGCTATATAACGTGTGCGTTCCCACTCTAAGTTTTGTTTAATTTGATACGATTCGCCAAGAAGTTGATTTTCTTTCCAAGTATTAGTCCAAAAGTCATTTGGCGTGATTCCAATTTGCCCAATATAATAATCAAACAAATCGTCCCAACTAATGGACTTTTTTACTTTCCCTTTTTTGTAGTTTTAGAAACTGATCTTTTTATACCAACGTTTAAATCATTGCCAAGAATTTTAGATTCCATCATTGCACTTACAATGTCTTCTATTTTTTCAGCTGGCATTTCATCAAGCCAAGAACCAACGCTATAAATATTATAATTTACTTCATTGTTATTTTCTTGATCAAACGCTAAGAGCGCTGAATAAATTAGCGCTCTTATAGTTGATAAATTTATACCACTTTGAAATACTTCACCTATTTTGTCAATAGGTATTTCTAAAATGTCTGTAAAGTTCGTCCAAAAATTCATTGAAAAATGCATTGTACGACTTTGCCCACCCAATTTTATTGAGTAATAACCTCTTTTTCTGTTTGCCATTTTTTAACTATTAGTTAGTTGATTTTGCAATTGTGCCAGTCAACGTAATTGATCCTGAATAAGATACTGGACTTTCCATTTCAGCTGACTGCTCTAGAGAACTTAAAAAACCTTCAGCTGTATATACAGCATCACCAGTTTCAGCAGTTCCAAAAACACATGTCAATTGAGTTCTAGCCAATAAATAATCCGCCATTTGTATTGCGTTGGCACTATCACTATAATCAACCAAACCTTCAAAAGATATTTCACCACTAATAACACCAGCAATTACTTCTTGAAACCCAGACGAGTTTTTAGTTGTTGCTTCTGGTAAATCATTAGATAGTGATAATGAACAACTAGTTGTGTGTCCTAGTGTTACGGCTTCTATCTTTAAAAGTAAATTAGTTCCATTAAATACTGATGTTGTAGCCATTTTTTATTTTTTAATGATTAAATATTGTTACAAATATACGATTTTTTTTATTATGCAAGTTGCCATTCAAAGTTAG